AGCATAATAAACTAAAAGCTAACCATACCATTAGAGCGTCCAATTGATGTTCTAATGGTATTTTAAATATAGTTAAATAAATAGCAGTTGCAACGCCTATAAAGGCTGATAATTTCCTTCCTGAATAGCCAGCTTTATCATTCTTAAAACTGTTTAATAAGTCTTTAATCATCGTCCTTGTCCTTTATACTTTTTAACTGATTCCTTTTTATTAGGATGCTTTTTAGCTTTGCCATTACCTTTTGCTTTCTTAATTAAAGCGGTAGTGCTTGTTTCTTTTTTTGCCATTATAAAGTTTTTAACATTTCTATTAAGTTAATTTGTGGACTGCAATCGTTTTTATCACTTCGGTAAGAAACGTGAGTATAAATACCATTAACACCACTTAAGGCATTAACCGATAAATCCCACATATCTGAATTATATTTTTTATTGATAGCAAATTTAACACACAATTCTTGAAGTAATTTTTTAAGACTTGCTAACTGCAAATCATTGTATTTATGATAGTATTCAAAACCTCTGAATTTCTTTAAAAATACTACTTCATTTTCAGGAACTTCTTTATTAACGTAATTATAATATTTGTCGCCTTTCTTAATTAATTGTCCCCAGTTGCATATTTCTATTCCAATACTACCTTTGTTTAAACTTAAATTGTTACCACTTTTTAAACCTAAATGGTAAGCCCAATATTCAGGCTCAAAGGCTTTTTTAACCACTCCTAAGCCATCAATTAAATAAGCTGTGCCAATACGCTCAGTATTAAAGTTCCAACCGTGAATAACATTATCCGCATTAGAACCGCCCGCAGTGTGATGTATTACAATTTGATTTTTAAATTGTTTCTCTTTAAAATATTGGTTATCGTTTAACATCTTCAAAATTTAATCCATTAGGCAAAATTGCTTCATTTCGATTCATTACTATTTGTTTAGGTTGCTTATCATTACAACAATCTTTTAATTCGTCTAATTGATATTGAATATGAGTAATTTCAAAACGTTTCTCAGTATTCAAATTTCTAATATCCGATTTAGTTGCATAATAATTAGTCAATACAACAACTATTAAAGTGCTTAATTTAACAATGTTTTCAAAGTTCAATAGTGATTTAGGGGCGGTCATTACAATTTAAGATTTTGAAGTTTTAAAATTAATTCATTAACTGATTCTTTATTATTAAAATCAGTTACTACTATATCGGTTGGTTCTACTACTAAGTTAGGTACTTCAATACTAGATATTAACTCCATTACAAAGTCCCCATCTACTAAGATTGGATTACCTTCACTATCTAATTTCTTTGAGTATATTTCGTTGAATGCCATAATTGTTATTGTGCTTTTAAAAATATTTCTGTACAGTAGCCAAAACCATCAAATGTTGGTAATACACTAGCCAATGGATAAATTGCTGGAAATGCCCCAAAAGTAAATGTAGCTAATTTATTTGGGACATAAAGATTATTTGATGCTTGATAATAAAGCCTATCAGTTATAATATTATATCTTAAAAGTATTGTATTAGATGATACTTGATGGCAAATGTGATATTTAGTTTGACCTTGTAATACAAATGGAGTAATGGCAGCTTCTTTTAATCCTGCTGAAATACAAGCTATGTTGCCACTATCTACTAATAAATTATTTGGCATACCATTTAAGTCTGAATAAATAGCTAATCTTATATTACCACCTGCTACTCCTGTTGAGCAATAAGCGGATAAACTTGTTATTGTGCAAGTTTTTCTTGGTAGTATGTTTTGAGCAATAATAAAATTCATTATTGCTGAACCTACCGCCATTGTATAATAGCCAATAGTACAAGGCATATAAGAGCCACTAAATACAAAGCCATCTACTTTTGAAGGAACTAATCTACTATTAACAGCATCAACAGTTGGGTACTTAGTAGCTGTTCCATCAACTGCTAAAGAGTCTTGTTTGTTTATTATTAACTCACTTAATGGAGTTGGTGATACAGTTAAAGGAATTGGAACTAAAGAACGTACAGGAATAGAGCCTCCAAATTGAAAATCATAAGTAGGATTAGAACCTCCTGATATTCTAGTTCCGTAAAACTTTAATACAATTCTATCGGTTGCTAAAAATATCCCATCATTCCATAATGCAGTAGCCGAAAATTCAGCATAAATTCCATTAAATACGGGAAGAGTACTTCCAGAAGTAGTAATTAAAGTTTCAGTTCCTGCTGCAACTCTTTTGTAAACTTCAAAATAAAATTCAGCATTTCCCGTTCCTGCAGTCCTTCTAATATTTCCAATTGTTGTTATATTTAAAACACCAGGATTACCAACTATTACATTTGGCAAAGTTATTAAAGCTGAAATAAATTGATTAGTAGTTGTGATTGAGCCTGTACTTACATCCACCGCAGTTGTATTATAGTCTATATCTGTAATGCTACTTACTAACTTAACATAAGTAGGAACATCACTTGCTTTATTTGTAGCATATAAAATTAAATTACTTGGTAAATCATTTAAAGAGATAAAAGGATTACCATCGTCGCCATCATTAAATAATTCAGATGTTTTAGTAATTGCACTTGGAATTGTTGGCTTGTTTAATATTTCAGCATCACCACTTATTGCATTCCAATCAGCATTAACATTCACTTCAGCACCCGAAGCAATACCACTCAATTTAGTTTTTTCAGCATCTGTAAAATCGCTTGCTTCTAATACCCAAACCGCAGCACCAATACTGTTATCAGTACAAACATATACGTTTCCATTATCTAAACTCCAACGAGTACCAACTAAAAAGCCTTTATTAATATCTTCAGTAATACTTGGAACGCTAGCAAAATTATATAAGGTATGTCTTATATGCGTACCATTACCGTCCATTACATATAAACTTCCTGACTCCCATTTTAGTTCATAACCAACCGCACAAATTTGAGCAATACCTTTAGCACCACCATAACCTGCATCAATAGTACCTTCTCTTAATCGTGAAGTGTTATCTAATAAAACACCAACGCCAGCATCAAATTGAATATCATTTGTAGTTGTATTTCCTGCATCAGTAACTGATTGTAAATTTTGAGTTCCACCACCCAAATCAGCAATATCTTGAGTAGTTGCTTGTGACGTTACTCCACCTTGAACTATTGGTACAATTTCAGTTCCATCTAATGTTGTTGAAATTGGTAGTTCTGTTATTTTTTTATCTGCCATTATAATATTATTTTATATCCATTTTCTTGTAATAAATAATAACCATCTTCTTGTAATAAATAATCAAATACTTGGTCAGGTTGAATAGTTTTATATTTTAAAGTTGTTATAATATATCTTTTTTCAAAAATATGTTTAGGTATCATTGTAGCTTCATAATCATATTCAAAACTTATATTTGCTAAATTTTGCTGATTAATATCTGAAATATTACCTAACTTTAAAACATCTAAAACTCTTTCAGTAGTTCCAAATATTTGTAAACTTACATCAAAAATTGATTGATTCTGCCTTATTGTTACATTCTTTTTAAAATTTTTATTAATAGTAACTACTGGTTTAAAAGTATTAACTATTATTGGTTCATAGTAAATTGTCAATCCTACTATTGCTGTGTTATTTACGTTATCTAATATAGGATTCCATTTAATTAAATTATAAACATAACTAACATTTGAGTAAAGTTTTAACGATACATCAATTACTGATTCTCCATATTTTATAGTATAATTAGACATTCCTTGTAGCGTCTACGGTTACATCTAAGATATCGTAAGGGCTAATGTATATATCAATACTATTAAAACCATCTGCTTCTAATTGAACAGATATACTACGTTTTAAAGCAAGACTTTGACCGCTTGATTTTACGTAATTTTCAATACCAACTCCACATAATGGAAATTGTTTCCAAGAACCTAACCATGAATCAATTATTAATTCTATATGTTGAGAATCACTTTCTTGAACACTAAAATCTCCATTTATAATGTACAAATCATTTTCTAGTAATGTAATATCTTTAACTGCCATGCTTTACTTTTATATTTTCTAAATTAGATTTTACAGTAGGAACTAAATTGCCAACAACCGGTGGCGTTCCAACTCCTGTATTTCCAAGTATTGTTCCGCCTGAATGAATATGAGTTGCTGAATATAATATTAACTCATTAACTTTATTTTCAAGATTATTTAATTTAGTTACCAAATCATTTACTTTTACAATACCATCTAAATTATCTCCATTTAAATGTATCTCATCAATTTCACTACACATTGAAATATAACCCGTAGTATTATTAATTAACGTAACCACAACAACGCTATTTTCTTTAGGTATTAATTTAAACCCTATTTTATCATCTGCTATTAATCTAACATTTACTAAAATAGCTGAACCATCAATAGGAGTGCAATCACATAAATATTTATTAGTATCAATATTTTTTACTGTACAAACTTCTGAGTAAGTTTTATCTATTGCTGAAATTTTACGAATAGCAAATTTTATATTTTGTAGTTCATTCATTATATACTTCCGTTATTTCTAAAATCAAATAAATCATTTTCTACTTTGCCAATAAACGTTCCTACATTTATTGATTGTCTCCAACCGCCTTGAACACTTAATGTATATTCATTACCAATTATTTGATAATAACCATCTTGTTCAGGAAATTTCTCACTTGTTATTTTAGCAATATCACCATGTTTTACAAATGGTTCTCCAAAGGTAAATATATTGCCAACATAACCTGTATACTTAACCTCTTTTAATTTTAAATCTGCAAATGTTTTTAAATCAGCATCTGTAGCATTATAGGTATAATATGTTTTTTGAGAACCATCCAAATCACCAACTTCAATCTGTTTTTTAGTATTATTTGCATCCATGCTAATACAAACTATTTTTATATTTAAATCATCTGCTTGTTGGTATTCTAATGATTCACTATTTATTATCGTTTTTTCAAAAGCAAATTCTTCTGTATTACTTTTAGCTGCATTACTTGGTAAACCAACATGTAAAACTCCATCTACAAAGTAAGAATATAAACCATATTCTTGTCTTAAAACATCAAGTACTTCAGTTACACTAACCTTAGTTGCTCTTAAATTACCTAAATTAACATCATCTGTGTAACCAATTCCATCAGGTTTATTTACAATTATTTTATACTTAATATCTTCAGGAATCATATAATCAAGTAACTGATTCAATGTTATCGGGTCGCTTGTTATAATTGGTTTTTTTAATGGCTTTCCTTGAGGATATTTTTTAGATGGCTTACCATTAGTTATAGTTCCTGTTATTTCTGGATAGGTTACTTTTATTTTTTTTAATAAAAACATTTTATCTTCACATTCTATAACTATTGGATTGTTTGCTCCTATTTTAGTGATATAACCTTCAAATACTACTCTTAGTTTATTATCATAACCAATTTCAATCTTTATAGAATCACCACGTTTAAACAAAGCAGTTGAACCTGTAAATATATTACGACCATCATAATTAATATTTCTAGGAAAAATTACCTTAGCAGTGCTTGTTAATTTATCGTAAGTAGATATAACATTAACTTCATTAACAAAATCTATTTCAAAGACTTTGCCATTAACAGGAGTTATTGTTATTTTACTATCTATTTTAAGCATTTGATTTTATTTCAAAAGGAGTTTCAGATAAACAAGTTAATGTATAATCATATACGTTTCTCATACCCTCACGTTGCTCGTAAGTAATGTTTGTTATAACTACAGTAACTACATTCAAATCAAATAAAAAGTTGCTTATAACGTCTATATCGACGTTATAACTTCTAAATAAATCTAATTTTTTTAATTCTTCACTTGGACGTTTATTAGATGATTCACTAACAATCACTCCACGAATTGATATTTGCCAATCACCATCAGAAACGTATTCTTTAATAGTTCCATTTCTGCCTTGAACCGCAGTTTTAACAATGTTTTTTTCTTGAGTAGCAGTTATTAAAGCAATTTCTAATACTAAGTCATTTGGAGTTATTTGTCCAGTTGTTTTACTATCAGGAGTGAATCCTTGAACTTTATTATCAAATTGAGCAGGTTTCTTTAATATAACGGCATCAAATACTTGCATACCTGACATATTACCCATTATACCTAAAGTATCCTCATACTCCTGTTCTTTTGCTACTTTTGTTTGGTCAATATTATAAAATTTAGGTTTCAATAAACCTAATCCTAAACCTTTTAAAATTAGTTTAGATTGATTTTCAATATTTCTTGGAACTTGTGAATTAAATATAGCCATTATCTTGTTATTAAATTAGCGTCATTTACCATTTCTAAAAATACTTTTGAAATTTCTTCACGAATTTTACTAGTACCTTCTTTTAAAGTTTGCGAAGTTAAGTTTAAATTTTCTACTAATTTTGTAATATTAATTGTTAATGATTGAGGTCTTGCTGCAGTAATATTAACTCCTGAATTTTGAGCTCCTGAACCTTTTGCTCCTAAAGATGCTAATTTTTGTTTTTCAGTTGCATTTGTAACTGCCCCTTTTGAATTTAAAATTGCTTGATTTCCTTTAATACCTTTTAACGCTGCACCAATGAGAGCTTCCCTTCTCATAAAATCATCTGCACTCATTTCTCCTGACTTATATGATGCTACAGCTTTTTCTTGGTTTAACTTTAAATAATCTAAACTTTGTTTCAATCTTGTTATTCCTTGCCCTGACATGTCAATTAATCCTTCCATGTGGATAGCAAACTCCTTCATTTCAGTTGAAGTACCTG